CCATAGTAATCACCGATAACAACAGCAAATTCATTGGTGGTTACAAAGCTGGTGGCATCTACTACAACAGAATAGGGAACAGTTGGGTCAGTACCTTTAGCACGGAATACCACTGCACCGAGGTTCAGGGTGGTATCACTACCAACAGTTACACCAACAACTTTACGGGCATAACCTACAGATGGGTCAACTTCATGGACAACGAGGTCAGAAAGAAGCTGATAAGGACGTTGAATCAGGGGCATTGTATTTTTCCTTTGTTATTATTTAAATTACTTGGCAGCGTATTTAGCTTTCATCATTGCATCGAAAGAGCCTTCTTCAGTCTCTTCTTGCTTCATGTGAACAGAGCTTTGTTTGAACAAACCGCTTTCTTCAACAACTTTAACTTTGTCAGAAAGGGATTTAACTACAACAGCAAATGCTTCATCACCCAGAGGCTCAAGAGATTTAACCAGAGCATCAAGTTTCTCAGCATCATCTTCTACAGCCGCCAATGCATCTTTACGGGCTTTAGTTACAACACCTTGTTCCAGTTCTTTAATACGAGCACTTGCTTTTTCAAGGGCTTCAATCTGAGTAGCGATTTGTGCTTTCAGGAGAGTTTCCACGGCAGCTACAGCTTTTTCAATTTCTTCTTTCAAGGGAGTTTCCTTTGGAGTTTGTTTAATGTCAGCAGAGGTCTGCTCAGTAGATTGTTTTGCTTTTACAATGGTTTCAATTCTTTTGTATGACTCTGGATTTGAAAGGACTTTCTTAACAAGTTTATAAGTTCCATCACCAAGCTTTTCTTCTGCATCTTCTGATAGCAATACTTCGTCTTCATCAGGAACATAAGAAACCATTGTAGTTACGGCAGTAGCAGTGTCTTCTACTACATACTCACCATCTTTACCGACAGTGTATTTAACTGTGTAGAGTTCACCTTCTACACAGAAAATAGCCTGAGATTCATCAAAGTCTTCTACATAGCACCAATCATCTTCATCACAGAACATCTCTCGGATTTCATCTGTAAGTTGGGATTGGATTGTACTGTAGAAAGCTTTCTCTACATCATAACCAAGAGCCATCAGAGCTTTTTTAATGTCTTCTGAGAACTCAACATTGGATTTCATAAGAAGAGAGACTGGACGGTTGTTCGCACTAAAGCCTTGAGTTTCATGGCAGAGTGCTAGATGTGGGGTTTTCTTACCCACTTGTTTAGTAATCTCAAGGGGCATAAGCTAACCTTTTCCGTTTCTTTGTTTTAGGACCATCTGTTTTAGTAGTACTTGTTCCATCAACAGCTTCTTGCTGTGGTGCAAAGGAGACATCAGTTATTTCACCAGTCTTTTTATTGACCTTACCGATAGCACCAATACTTACACCGCCAACAGCGCCGGATTTCTTCAGAGTCCAAAGATCATCATTGTTATATTTGATCTTAGCAATCCAAGTACCAGCACTCACCTTCTCACCAGTAGCTTCAACAATCATGTCAATCTCTGGGACAATCCAAGACTTCTCAATGGTGAAAGTGTCTGTGTTAGCTTGATGGAAGAGATTAGGCTGCACTACACCCGCTTCAAGATAGTTGTTAAAATCTTCACAAGCTTTAGCAACGGTCTCTGTGCTCATCCATTCGCCATGAGCATCTTTTACGTTGGGCTCATAGACAACTTCGTAGCTAATCATCTCTTCAGATTTCAATACTTCGTCTGGAGTTTCTTTAGCACTTCCACCAAACATCTTTTCAATCAAAGAAGAGAACATATCAATCATTTCAGAAGCTTTAAGAATTTCAGGAAGATCTTTATCTGGGTAATACTTCTTGTAAGCAGCCCTTACGTTACGTTTAACTGCTGGAAGGGCTGCTTCAGGAATTTCTACTTTATTACCACGGAACCCACCTGAGGAAAGAGCTTCAACAGCCATAGATGTATGTTTGGCATCAGAGATGTTTAGCTTGGCTTTAGACTCATCTTCTGGGTCTGGATTATATGCGTATGTTGTCATGTGTTTTCTCCATTAGAAGTTGAGGCGTCTCCTGATGATCCAGAAGAGTCTCCCGTACCATTACCCATACCGGAAGTCATACCTTCGCCAGCATTACTAGTAAACCCAACAAGTTGTTCACGAGCTTTCTCTTGGTCAATATTCACATCATCGAAAGGTTTTGGCATCCCAGCCTGATCTGCTAGCCAGTTAATAGTTTTAGGGTTATCAGAGAGCATGCCGACAGCACCACAACGTTGGATAAACTTAGACAGAGTATCAAGATCAGATTTACTAACGTCTCCGAACGCAAAACGGGGAGTTACAGTCGTATCGAAGTTATTGAGTTTAAAGAGTTGGGGAATCAAATCGTGGTTAAGTTGTTCTTCAATTTCTCTGAGCTGAGCTTCAATAGCCATCTCAGAAATACTGCTAAGAGACTCACCAAGAGAATAACTACCACCTTCAGTACCACCAAGCATCAACTGAGATGCCATCAATGCGGTAATGATATCTTTCTCATATCGTTTGATAACGGAGGAAACATCGTAAGACTTCTGACCAATCATGGACATCAGTTCAAACTTGAAGTATTGTTCACCCTTATCATCCAACACTTGAGGTAGAATCAATCCTGATTGCTCATTAGTGTGGAGGTTACGCATGATCTGCTTATAGTACTCGCCAACATTGCGGTCTTCTTCACTAGCATTAGGATCAAGATAACGTGGTGGGATATACAGTACCTTTAGACCTCGTAAGTCGCTGGCAATACCCATAGCTTCATGCTCTTGTAGAGCAGTCATATACTTCCATGCCCGCCATACAGCCTTAAGTGGACTCGTGCCTTCTGGATCATCCTTGATAGGGTTATTACGGAAGTGGATATACTTACTGCGAGGGATAGGAATATATTGACCAGCAGTAAGCATTACAAGTTGACGCAAACCAGCAGGTTTATTCTTCCACTGAAGCATCCCTGTAATCTTAGTGCCTGTCTCTTCATCCCATTGCCAAGAAGCAATACTGTCCTGAGTGATGATAGGGAGGCAGCGAAGGCCAATCTTGCCGTCGTTAAACTTACTACCTTGACTCTTCTTACGCTTGCGGTAAACCTTTTCATGGCAAGAATGGCCGTAACGATTCTTTGTAACAGCTTGGCGAATGAAGCTTCCCCAAGTATGTTCCATGTCATCCATGCATTGCATCAGGAATTCTTTCTTGTCCTTTAGCTCTTCTTCGTATCCTTCTGGAATTTCAACAGTCCAAGGTACACGAGCAATAGCCATTTCAACTAAGTTAAGTGCCGGAGCAATAACTTCATTGTTAGCCATCTTCTTAAAGGTTTCAGTAGCGTAAGGCCAGCGAAGTTCCCACTGGTATTCTTCAAAGATTTCACCACCGAGGGTGATCAATCCGTTACTACTAATTTGCCCCATTTGAAGTGGTGGCATTTCAACAGCGAAAGAGGCAGTACCATCTACACTATTAGCTAGAACGTTTCCTGCATCTAGATAGGCATCGGTCATAAACCTCCCCTTTATTTATTAATAGTTTCAAATTAAATAGACTAGAATTTGAATGGATTTTTCACGGACATATCAACACCAGTTAACCCCGGTAGGAAGTTTCCTATATTGATTTTAGTGGCGAGAGTTATAAAGGCGTCAGATGTGGCGTCAACTTGCAATATCTTAAACAAGATTCGTTAATTCTTATCCAGTCCTTAGACTGCTATGTATCGCTACATAGAGGAGACTATCTCTTCAAACAATTTTGTTTGCCCACCACTTCCACTCACTTGAGTGTACTCCCTTCCGGGATAGTCGTTACACCTTCCTACTGTTGTAGGCTTGGCTCGGTATTGTCTCATAGAGAGGTTCACCGAATTCGATGGGTTTATAGACGACCAATGTTTTAAAAATCGTCTTTATTCTTACGGCTTCCGTCAAACTGTTCCAATTCATCGAAATAAACATCATTCCATGAGTCGTCTTCTACATAGTCAATAAGACCAGCTTCGGCTGCGGCTGCGAAGGGTTGAAATCTTACAACTTTAGATTTATTCGTAGGGCGCATTCTAGCGTAGAAACCTTCGGAAAGAAGCTCTTTAATCATCATCTGGCCCGCAGCCTTACCAGCTTGTCCGGGTTCTTGAGGGAGAATGATCTGTGTACCATCTGGATCAGACTTTGCAGTATCAAGAATTCTCTGCATTACTTCACCAAACCGAGCTTTAAATCTGACTACATCAACAACAATATAACGGCCAGCTTTAGTCTTCGCTAATAAAACGCCGGCTGTTGCGTCAGGATTTGGCGTAGCCTCACTGGGGAGCGAGCCTGCAATGTCCCACGCACGACAATAAGAAATAATGTTTTGTTCATGTAATCTAATAGGACTACAAAAATCTTTCTTAAAGAATCCGCTAGAAGTTTCTTTTGCATACCACGACCCGAGGTAAAGCCGCTCCATTTCTACACGGGGCATATTCATGAGTTTATGGGCGTAGGATGGGTCACGGCGGAGCAAAACTGGATTATCGTGACAATTTGCCGGAAGGAAAACAAATGACATTGGGCCACAGTTTTCACCATAAGTCTGAAGTAATTCTTCTTTAGATTCGGACCATACCATTTTATTATCAATACGAATAAACCACATCCGTACACCATCGCGGTCTTTTCGAGGAATACCCCTTTCGTCTAGATAGCCAGCATCTTCTAGCCATTTACGAAGATATGAGTCATAGTCAGGGTTCGCAGTCATCATCATCACAGGCTTCATCGGAGCTGCTGTACGCATACGGGAGATGAAATAAAGTACCTGAGATTCCTCAAATTGCTGAGCCTCATCTACGAGGAATGCACTCACCTGCCAGCCTTGGAAGTTATGCTTATCTTTTTCTTGCTCACAACCTTTACAGACAATAGTAGCTTTATTTGGGAAGATAAATTTACTATCCTTAACCCGCCACTGTGCTCCAAAAGGTTGATAAATCTCTTGTCCTGTCTCAGCAGGACCACCGGGGCCGGTTACTTGAACCATTGTCCTTCGTAGAATAACTCCACGAAACTTTCCCATGGACGGGTCTTGGACCCATTGAAGAAAAGCCATAACACCTAAATAACTCTTACCACTACCCAAATACTTATGAAGTTCGTTAAACTTCCTCTTATCACTAAGAGAATCGGACTATATCTTCAACCAGTAGGTTGCCCCCCGTTTCGATTGCACTTGCAACCTACTCTACTAAGTTCCGTATAAATACGTCTTTTCGATAGTCTCTGAACGTTACTTATTTCTAAGTCTTCGCTGCTGATTGTCTCTGAGAGAGTTCCAGCAATTAGAGGGGTTTAACGCGACCCATAGTGTTAAGCCGCGCCTCCGAAGAGGACTATATCATTTTCTGAAACCGCCTTTAGGAAGGCGGCTTGCTTGGCTGAGGCTGGAGCAATAATATTGTCGTCAGACATATCTGCCATTTACCTTATCTAATGCTCGGGCATTAACTGCACCTGCTGACTTATTTTCATACTCAGTCACAAACATGCAAAGCTCTCGTGAGTACACTTTGTTATCTGGAACTTTTAAATCTTTATCAAGATTGTATTTAAGTCCTGTTTCACTTGCATTCAACCACATTTCAAAGTTTTCAAGTTTTGAAATGTCAGTAAGAAAGTTTGCAAAGCAGTGCCAACGGGCATCAACAAAGCAACGACCAAAATATCCCATATAATCTTTTGGATTATAGCAACGCTTCATCATATTGGACCAAAGTTGTTTGGCTTGTTTCCAATATGGAAGAAGTTCGTACTCCCCAAGATATCCGATACCAAGAAACGTCTTACTATATGGGTCAGAAATCTTACCTTTTCGTACGTTGTGAATTTCTACTGTAGTTGTGTACCCAGTTTCATTAAATTGGACTACACATTTACTAGCTTTTTTACTAATAATTTTACCACTAAATCCTGCATTATTAGTGAAGTCTTCATCCCAAGGTTGCCAAGTGTGTGTTGTACATCTCGGCAGACTAGCGTCTCTAACTTTACCCGCAATTATATTTCCGGGTTCAACGACTGTTTCATACCCAGTATTTACAAACCTTACCTTAAGTTTTCTTCCATCATCAGTCCTCCCTAGCACTTCAAAAGTGCCGTAGCCATTTGACTCATAAAACTGATCATATACTTTACGGTAATTTCCAACTCTGTTAGCCATGTGAATTCTCCCATGCTAGTTAATTAAATTTAAATCAAACCTGATTTGTATATTTCAAATACTTACTAGTCAGCAAATTACGATCCCTGCCACTTTCACCAGTAGTATCTTTCACAAGCTTCTTGAACACTTCCCAGTCCAAAGCTTCCAACTGTTCTTTACTATAAACCAACTGTGTTTTAGGAAAAGGAATAGCCCAAATATGTGGACCCTTATCTTTCCATTCATTCTGAGGATCTTCACCAATCTCAACAATCATCTCAGCCATTAGTGGGAGTGTCTTCAAAGAAACATACGTTCCTTCTTTATAACGTGCTCCACGAATAATAGCTTCTTGAACTCTCTGTAGGAATTCGATTGGACATGTTGCTTGTACATTAATATCTTGTTGCATAGTCTCTTAGTGGCTTTGCCACCGTCCTCTGTTCTTTGCTTG